GGCAATCTTGGGGAGCAAGTATCGGGTCTGCACAATGGTGGGAAACTGAACCCAACGTGGACAGAGTGGTTGATGGGTTGGCCTCTAGAGTGGACAGACTTAAAGCCATTGGTAATGGACAAGTCCCACTCTGTGCCGCAACAGCATGGAGAATCCTGAAATGAGATATGCCGCTAGGGTAGATGCCAACCAAGACCAAATAGTTAGTGCCTTGCGATCTGCGGGTGCATACGTTTGGATCATTGGTCTGCCTGTTGACCTATTGGTAGGGTATAAAAACCACACTTTTTTGGTAGAAATTAAAACAAACTCTAAAAAGAAGTTTACCAAGCTACAAACAGACTTCTTTGAGAATTGGTCGGGAAGTACCTTGGCAAGAATTGACAGCCCTGAAGCGGCATTACGAATGATTGGAGTAGTGAAATGAGCAACCCATTTGAGATTATCGAGCCAACTTGTATCAGCTTCTCAGGAGGCAGAACCTCGGCTTATATGCTTTACCGCATCCTACAGGCTCACGACATGAGCCTCCCGCCCGAAGCAATTGTGTGTTTTGCCAATACAGGAAAGGAGTGCGAGGAGACTTTGGAGTTTGTCCACGATTGCGAGACAAATTGGGGTGTCAAGATAAATTGGCTAGAGTACAAAGCCCATGAAACCCCAAAAGATAGGTTCAGAGTGGTCAATTTTGAGACGGCAAGTCGTGATGGAGAGCCTTTCTTTGACTCAATCAACCAAAACGGCAAGCCATACCTGCCAAATCCAGTTGCCAGGATATGCACAATCAACATGAAGATTCGAGTTATCCACCATTATTTGAAGTCTTTGGGGTGGAAGCGTAACGAAAATATGGATTGGGTGGGCATTCGGGCAGACGAACAGCGAAGGGCAGCCAAGATTGACCGAAGCAGAACACCTTTGGTGGCGGCAGGAATTACCAAAGAACACGTTGGAGCGTTTTGGAAAAGCCATGCATTTGACCTTAAGTTGCCAAACAACAATGGAGTAACGATGCATGGAAATTGTGACTTGTGCTTTTTGAAGCCAGCCCACCAGATTCAGTCCCTGATCCAAGAAAAACCAGAAAGGGCTTTGTGGTGGATGAAGATGGAAGCTCACGCCAACAGTTCTAACAAAACCTATGGAGATGGAGCAAAGTTCCGCAAAGACCGCCCAAGTTATGCAGAAATGCACAAGTATGCTTTGGCTCAGACAGATATGTTTGACAAAGATGAAGAGGAAATTGCTTGTTTTTGCGGAGATTAGGGTAAATACCTATGGTATTACGCAAGCAATTAGGTAATATTTAATTTTTAAACAGGAGTTAATGATGAACACATGGGAATTTGACACCACCACAGGTGCAGGTAGCGAAGTGGTTACTATCGTTTATGAGTATGAAAACGATGGAGAGACAACCTATAACGAGTCCATAAAAGAGGTTTGGTTTGAGGGTAGAAACGTCATCGGGCTATTTTCTGACGAACAGTTTAAAGAGATGGACATTGAGGCTTCTATGCGGTTTCAGAATCACAAACTGAACTACAAGCAAGAGGATGTATGAACGAACCCACCAAAGCAATTCAATACTTAATCGATACCGCCCCTTTGTATGCCAAAGCCAAAGCGGATCGGATGTACTTGGAAGAATTTAGAAAATCCCGCAAAGCTCAGTTAATGAGTCAAGCGGGAACTGAGGTTTTAGGCAAACAAGAGGTTTATGCCTATGCACACGCTGATTATGTCGGGATATTAGAGGGCATTAGAGAAGCGGTTACTCTTGAGGAGGAATATCGTTTTTTAATGAGGGCAGCAGAGGCCCGCATTGAGGTGTGGAGAACAAACCAATATTCAGCCCGCATGGAAATTAAAGCCACACAATGAATAATAAATTGAACGCCAAAGAGAGGTTGCACCTTGCAAGGGTCAAAAACCTCCCGTGTTCAGTCTGCCAGGCACACCCCCCAAGCGAAGCCCATCATTACAAACAGGGTTTGCAATATACCTGCATCGCCCTTTGTGTTGATTGCCATAGAAACCCAATGCTCGGATGGCATGGGCAAAAACGGGCATGGGCTATCAATAAAATGGATGAAATAGACGCACTCAATGAAACAATCCGAGGATTGTGCGAGGTAATGCCCAACAAAGGCACTAAAAGCCCGTTCTAGGCGGTTTTAAGGGCTTGCGCATAGTTGGGTAGCATAGACGTAAAAAAACCCTCCGAAGAGGGTTTGAGGGTTTAGCGTTTCCCGCTGAGTATTCGGAGGATTAGAGCGAGACAGGCATAGATCATTCAAGCTCCTCTTCTAAAAACTTAGAATACTCCACTCGTTGTTCGTGGCTTTTCTTTGCTAGTTTTAATAAATCTTAAGCGTCATCTTCATCTAAACCATAATATTCTGCAAACACTGCAATTGTTAAAAAGTTATTAACCCAATCTAAATATAAATCAGCGAGATAATCCCTTAAATATATTATCTTTTTCATTCTTGATTCTCCAAAATATAATCATTGACCATGTGTTTTGCTATTTCGTACCAATTGACCTCAGAAAGAAACGCCCGAGCGTAGTCCTCCATTAAGGAACTCGGAGTTTTGCCCCCAATGTGAGAGTCTAAAAAAATAATTTCTTCGGCATATTCTTGCAAGTAGTCTTTAAGTTCATAAGGATCAACCTCGACTGTGTTCATATCTTCTAAGCTCATTCCATCAAACACCTCAAGACTGATGCGCCATGTGGCGTAATTTGACCATCCGTTGTATGTAATATCTTTCATGCTAATTCCTTGGTAGTTTCTAAAACTTCATTAAAAATCCATGCTTTGCCTTGATGCCAAGAGGCAACGTGGCGACCTTTGAGGTAATAAAGGTTTACTGTGGTGAAAGTGGGATATTCAGCGGATCGGTCTGTTTCCTCTTTGTATGGGCAAACAGTAAGCTCTTTCACATCAACAAGACCGCATAAAAGATGCTCAAAGGCTTTTTTTGTCATTAAGTAATTTGTTTTATTCATGCTGAAACTCCAAAAGTTTCGTTGACTAATGCACTAACCTCAGATTGAGGCGTATCCTTCATAAAGCGAATCATTGCGCTAGATGTGTGGCGTCCGTAGCGATTTCGGCTAGTGTCGTGGTCACACGCCCAACGTGTCCACTTTGAGCGAACAATTGCCTCGGTTTCGATCTCAGAGTATCCGAGGTTGAGAAGAGTCTGAATGACGCCCTCCCAACTAGCAAAACGATCTGAGGAGTAAGCGTCTGAGGTTTTCTCAGCGAGTGCTTTGGCTTGTTGTGTGATTTTCATGGTCGCCTCACTTAACAAGGATGTCGAAGTAAGAGAGGAGACCGACACAAAGGCATAGCCCAATTGCGATGGCTGCGAGGATATCTAAAGCAAGGTTTTTCATATTAACTCCCATTAAACCCCTAGAACCCGCTAGGTCGGTAGAAGTAGAGTAATGACAAAAAAGAAAAAAAACATAGGGATAAACCCTTAGATGCTAAAATTATTTAAATTCAATTATTTTCAAGGTTTAGACAATGGCAAGACCACCTAGCCCCAACACTGTGAACTTTCTCAGAATACTGTCAGACCCTCAAAGGATGATCCTCCTGGCAGCGGGTGAAGGGAATATTTCCAGGGGATTCGAGAATGTGCTTTCCTTATATCAACACGCCCACAATGAAGGATTCAGACCTGATATGGAATTGAGTTCGTTAGGAATAATCTCGGAAACAACTAACAATCCCAACTTAGATCAATCGCCAAGGGATAAGGTAAAGGAAACAGTAAGGGAAGAGTAAACAAGAATAGTTCGCATTTAGATCAAGTACATGGAAAATGGTGCATCACTCTTTCGCACTATTCTAATTGCAAATAAGAATCATTCGCATTTAGACAAGGTAATGGTAAACCCTATAAGGATAAACGAGTAGGTAGAAACCCTTAGGTAGAAACCCTAGGTGGTGAGATGTATGGGGGGGAGGGGGTAGCGTCTGTGTGTAGATATTTGTGGTACACCCCACCCTCAGAAAAAGCTAAAATGAACTAATCCATTCCAAGGAGGACAAAATGGAAAAAAGAGGAAGAGGAAGACCAAGGGGAAGCGTCAAGATGACCATACAGAGATTTGCTGACAATCCACCCCTTGTACTACCTAAGACAGACCATCAACGTCTTAAGGAGCTTAAAGAGCTGATGATTAGGTCTGGAGGTAAGGATGTGGCTCAGAAGGTTATTGAGATAGCCCTTAATGATGAACATCCCCATCAATTAGTAGCCCTAAAAATGTGTCTTGATAGGACTCTTCCTGTTTCTTTGTTTGAAAAAGACAAGAGCCAGAGAAGTGCTGTAACCATCAATATCACTGGTTTAGGACAAGAGCCAACGATTATTGACACTGAACCTGAAGACGTAGAGGCTAAATATGGCTGATCTGAATTTCTCTCTACTTCCTTGGCAACAAGAGGTATTTAAGGATACAACTAGGTTCAAGGTTGTGGCTGCTGGGCGTAGGTGCGGTAAGAGTAGGATGGCGGCAGTTACCCTACTGATTGAAGGACTAAAGTGTCCACAAGGCTCTGCGGTTCTCTACGTTAGTCCCACTATGGGACAATCAAGACAGATTATCTGGGACTTATTGCTAGACCTTGGTAGAGAGGTTATTCAGTCGTCCCATGTGAACAACCTAGACATTACCCTGATAAACGGGGCTAGGATATACGTTCGTGGTGCAGATAGACCTGATACCCTTCGTGGTGTCAGTCTGACCTATGCCGTTCTCGATGAGGTTGCTGACATCAAGCCTGAGGCATGGGAACAAGTCATCAGAGCAAGTTTGTCTGATAAACGGGGGAGAGCATTGTTTATCGGCACTCCCAAGGGACGCAACTGGTTCTACGACACCTTCAAACTAGGCGAGTCAGAAGATGATCCTGATTGGAAGTCATGGCACTTCACCACTGCTGATAACCCCTTGATTGACCAAGCAGAGATAGATTCCGCTAAAAAGACCCTAAGTTCTTTCGCTTTCAAGCAAGAGTTTATGGCCTCGTTTACCAATGCGGGTTCGGACATCTTCAAGGAAGAGTGGATCAAATATGGGGTTGAGCCTGAACATGGAAGCTATTACATCGCTGTTGACCTTGCTGGATTCGAGGAAGTTGCCAAACAGGCCGCCAACGCTAAGAAGCGTTTGGACGAGTCTGCTATCTCAATCGTCAAGGTCACAGACGATGGGAAGTGGTTTGTTGAGAAGATTGAACACGGAAGATGGGACATCCGAGAGACCGCTTCCAAGATACTGATTGCCATTCGGGACTACCGCCCTTTAAGTGTAGGAATAGAGAGGGGGGCGTTAAAGAACGCTGTTTTGCCGTATCTTAGTGACTTGATGCGTAAGAACAACACATTTGCCCACATCATAGATTTGACCCATGGGAATAGAAAAAAAGCGGACAGAATCATCTGGGCTTTACAAGGTAGGTTCGAGCATGGCAGAATTGTGTTAAATTCGGAAGAAGATTGGGATGAGTTTGTAGACCAGTTAATCCTGTTCCCTGCTCAAGGAGTCCATGATGACTTGCCTGACTCCCTCAGTTACATTGACCAACTGGCTGTTACATCTTACATGGAAGAAGATGATTCAGAAGAATGGGAACCTGTAGATATTATTAGTGGGGTATAAGAATGGAATTCCAAGAACCTAGCGACTCAGACAAAGAGATAGTTAACTTTGTTGTCAACCATTGTGATAGATGGAGGGATTGGAGAGATGTCAATTGCCTTGATGATTGGCTAGAGTACGAACGCATCTTCAATGGTGAATGGGATGCCCAAGATAAGACTAGAGACTCAGAGCGTTCAAGAATCGTTACCCCCGCTACCCAACAAGCCGTAGAGACACGCCATGCCGAGATCATGGAAGCCATCTTTGGTCAGGGTGAGTTCTTTGACATTCAAGACGATATTCGTGATGTCAATGGTAGCCCCCTAGATGTTGCTGCCATCAAAGCGCAACTCATGGAAGACTTCAAAGTCGATAAGATTCGCAAGTCTATTGACCAGATTGAACTGTTGGCTGAAATCTATGGTACGGGTATCGGTGAGATTGTTGTCAAAACAGAGAAAGTCTATGTTCCCGCTACTCAGGCAATACCTGGTCAAATGGGACAAGCGGCTATCGGAGTCGTAGAACAAGACCGCATTGCAGTCAAGATTGTTCCTGTTAACCCCCGTAACTTCCTGTTTGATCCCAATGGAACATCTATTGATGATTGTATGGGTGTGGCTATTGAGAAGTATGTTTCTATCCACAAGGTCGTAAAAGGCCAAGAAGAAGGCATCTACCGCAAGGTAAAGGTCGGTACTGACTCGATGGATACAGACTTAGAGCCTACACAAGAGGTTTCTCAGTATGAAGACGATAAAGTTAAACTTTTGACTTACTATGGACTTGTGCCCCGTGAGTATCTTGACCAAGTAGAGAACGATGGCTCTGAAGTAGAGGACTTATTCCCTGAAGACAGTATTCAGGATGAGTATTCCGATCTGGTTGAGGCTATCGTAGTGATCGCCAATGATGGGACTCTTCTGAAGGCAGAAAAGAACCCATACATGATGAAGGATCGCCCAATCCTTGCTTATCAGGACGATACAGTTCCTAATCGCTTGTTGGGTCGTGGCACTGTTGAGAAGGCTTACAACTCACAAAAAGCCATAGATGCCCAAGTTCGTTCACACTTAGATTCACTAGCTCTCACAACTAGCCCAATGATGGCTATGGATGCTACCCGCCTACCAAGGGGTGCTAAGTTTGAAGTAAAGCCAGGTAAAGCTATTCTGACAAACGGCAATCCCAATGAGATTCTGTTCCCATTCAAGTTTGGCAATACTGATGGGTCTAACCTGACAACTGCCAAAGAGTTTGAGCGTATGCTTTTGATGGCAACAGGCACTTTAGACTCTCAGGGAATGGTTACTGCTGTCTCCAGAGATGCAGGTCAGGGCGGTATTTCGATGGCTACTGCCTCGATTATCAAGAAATACAAACGTACATTGGTGAACTTCCAAGAGGATTTCATGATCCCCTTCATCACCAAAGCCGCCTACCGCTATATGCAGTTCGATCCAGAGCGTTACCCTACTGTGGACATGAAGTTCATTCCTACGGCAGCACTTGGAATCATTGCTAGAGAGCATGAGCAACAACAGTTTATTGCCCTTTTGCAGACTCTTGGCCCTAATACACCTGTTTTGCCTATCATTTTGAAGGGCATCATGGCTAATTCTTCTCTGTCAAACAGATTTGAGTTGATCGAAATGCTAGACAAGATGTCTCAAGTTGACCCACAAGCTCAACAAGCGGCTCAGATGCAACAACAAATGGCTATGCAACTGGCTCAGGCTCAGATTGCTGTTCAAACTACACGGGCAGAGCAGAACAAGGCTGAAGCGCAAAAGTTATTGACTGAAGCGCAATTGATGCCTATTGAGTTGCAAGCAAAGAGTATGGCGGCTAATACCAAGAACCTCCCAACTGATGACGCTTTAGCTTCA